TCCAACGGAGACATCAGCTTCTACGAGGACACAGGCACAACGCCTAAGATGGTATGGGATTCTTCTGCGGAGTCTTTGGGTATTGGTACTAGTTCGCCTAGTGAGGAGCTTGAGATTGCATCAACTTCCCCTACTATAAGGCTAACAGACACTAACGACGCTACCTATGGTGCAGTTAGTTACAACGTGGGAGCCTTGTTTCTTACTGCTGACCAAACTATTAGGCTTAATACTGATAGTGTAGAACGCATGCGCATAGACTCATCAGGGAATGTGGGTATAGGTACTAGTTCGCCAGACACTTTGTTAAATATAGCGTCCTCATCTGCTCCTACTCTGCGAATAGAAAACACTGATACAAGCCTTACGGCTAATCAAACTATAGGCGATATTGATTTTTACCAAACAGACCCTAGTGGTACAGGAGCAGGTGTAGTTAGTAAGATTAGAAGTATAAATAGCAGTAGTTTCCAAGGTGAAGCAGGATTGGCTTTTCACACAGGAACTACTGGTGGTCTTACAGAGCGCATGCGCATAGACTCATCAGGCAACCTGTTGGTGGGTACTACTGATACTTCTCTGTATAATAACGGAGCAGGTGGCAATACAGGATTAGTTGTTGAGCCGTCAGGTACAATTCAGCTTGCCAAATCAAATAATATCTGCGCCTTTTTGAATAGGCTTGATAGCGATGGCACTATTACAGACTTCCGCAAAAACGGCACATCCGTAGGTAGTATTGGTACAATCAATGGAGATATGTACTTAGGAACTGGAAATGTAAATCTAAGATTTACTGACAGCGTAAATGATATACGTCCTGTAAACTCCTCTGGACTAAACTTAGATAACACCATTGATTTAGGTGCGTCAGGTACACGCTTTGACGACATCTACGCCACCAACGGCACTATCCAGACATCTGACCGCAACGAGAAGCAGGACATTGCAGAACTCTCTGAAGCAGAGCAACGTGTCGCTGTAGCTTGCAAAGGCTTACTGCGTAAGTTCCGTTGGAAGTACTCAGTAGCTGAGAAGGGTGATGACGCTCGTATTCACTTTGGAATCATTGCACAAGACCTACAGGCCGCCTTTGTAGCAGAAGGCTTAGACGCAGGTGACTACGCAATGTTCATCAGCACTACGTGGACTGACGAAGAAACTAACGAAGAAAAGACTAGGATGGGTGTTCGCTACAGTGAGCTACTCGCCTTCATCATCTCAGCAATTTAACTAGAGGAATAAAACAATGGCAGTAACTTGGACAATCTCAACCCTAGAACGCAACACTGATGACGGTGTTGTTGTAGCACACTGGCAAGCTAGCGATAGCGAAACAGTAGGCGAAGTAGAACACGTAGGTAGCTCATACGGCACTTGCGGCTTTACCCCTGACGCAGATGCTGACGGCTACACAGCCTACGCTGACATCACAGAGGCTCAGGTCATTGGCTGGGTACAGGCTGACGTAGACGTTGATGCTATTGAAGCAAGCATTGCAGAACAGATTGCAGACAGCAAAGCACCAGCAATCAGCACTGGAGTGCCTTGGTAAAATGCTTAGGCTCATACTACTCCTAGCTGTATCTGGTGCAGTGTGGGCCGAAAGCACAAATAATCAAGACGGTTCTTTAAACACCAACACTGTAGATTCTACTGTTAGCAGTAACAACAACAGCACAGACCACAGTGTAAGCAACACGTACAACGGGGCAGGAAGCTCATCCGACATGCCAGTTGGTTCAGCCATTGCCCCTAGCTACATGTCCAACGGAATGGAGACATGCCTACAAGGTACTGGCAGCAGCATACAAACAGGTGTTGTAGGTATTACCAAAGGTAACTATCGCGCTGACCCAGATTGTAACCGCAGGCGTGATGCTAAAGTCTTAAATGACTTAGGAATGAAAGTAGCTGCTATCGCTCGTATGTGCGAGTCCAATGAAGTATGGCGCAGCATGTTCCTATCTGGTACGCCTTGTCCTGTATTACAGCGTGGTAGGTTGGTAGTAGGCAAGAGAGCGTTTTTGCTTATGAAGATGCAACCAGAACTTTATATCCCAGAGTATGGGAAAGTAAGAATGATTAAGAAAGCAACTTTTAGCAAACATCCTGCTAGTCCTAAGTTTAACGAAACACAGGAATGGTACAATAAAATCCTAGACATTGGAGGTAACGATGAAGAGCATGACGCAAGCAGCGATGTTGAGTCTGTTAGTAGCAAGTTCCGTCGCCCATTCAAATGAGTTAAACACTTTGTTGGATGCGTCTCAGGCTATTGTTAATCAAATTGACAGTGGCATTAAACTTGCTGGTGCTGCTATTGGTTATGCTCCACAAGGTGGTCAGCTTTCTGATGGGTCATTGTCAGGCAGCACACATATTAGCAGTGACCAGCTTTCCGCTTACAACAATGCTCTAGCAGGAATGCAATCGTACCAGGCTTACGGGTCTGTTCAGGACTTATTAGAAGAACAAGCAACTAATGAGCTTCAGTTAATGGACGAAGCTGTAGGTGTATTTACTGGGGTTGTGGTAGAAATGCTTGCAGTGGTAGAGGTAGCAGAACTAGCAGAAGCTGCTGAGACACCTGATGACCAGGCACAAGTTCAAGAGTATGTAGTACAGAATCAACAGGCTTTGACAATAAACCAAGAGCAAGTAGAAACATACAATCAGTCTATTGACGATATTGAAACACACGCTAACGCTGCTAGTGCATTTTTGGGTGTAGCTGCTAACTCAGAAGCTGTAGCATTTCTACAGACTGGCGCAGAAGATAACAACGCAAACGTAAACAATAGCGTATTGTCTTACAGCGCATCTAGCCAAAGCGTATCTATTGCTTGGGAAGGTAGTAACAACGCTACAGCAGTTTATGTCAACGGTACAAACTTCGGCATGGACTTTTATAAAACTGATGCAGAGATTTTATTGGCTGGTGCAGAGTCTGATTTATATTTAACTGGCCCAACATACAACGGCTATAGATGCTTTATGTATGGTGAGGAGTGCGAATCTTGAGTTTAGCTGAGACTGAATTAACGATAGGCGGCACATCCTTTAAGGGCGTTTACATTGCTATTTTATTGAGCCTAGCAACTACCCTTGGTGGTGGGGTGTGGACAGCAAGCTCACTGTATAGTCGTTTAGAGGCTGTTGAGTTACAGCAGATTCCAGACATTGTACCACTAGAAGAAAAAATACTATTGGTTGAGCAAGAGTTAAAAGCTAACGATGTGTCACAACTTCAAGGAAAGTTAGCTACTCTAGGGGTATCGCTTAAGAACATTGCCGACCAACAAGAGAAGCTACTGGGGATTACTACTAAGGTAACTGACCTAGAAAAAGACATTGAAAGCATGAAGTCAACTGTTAAGCAGGCTGAACTAATTACAGCTAAAAGTGAAGATATTGATAAGCGAATACAGGCAGTCGAGCGTGATTTAGATTCAGTGTGGGAAGCTTTAGACTACGTCTCTAACCCTTTAAAATAATACATACTATTTCTTAAAAGGAAGTAACAATGGTTGAAGAAACTAAACAAGTTATTGATGTAGCAGCCGCGTCTACAGCAGTGCTTTCTCTGGCAGCGTGGTTGCCGCCAACAGCTTCTATACTAACAATAATATGGTTAGGCATAAGGATATACGAGTCTGATACTGTACAAAGTATAGTACATCGTAAGAAAAAACTTGACAAACAAGACTAAAGCGTGTATAATGTATGAGTATTTTAAATAGTTTAATAGGGCCAGTGACAGGTCTTTTAGATAAATTCATTGAAGATAAAGATAAGAAAAATGCTATCGCCTTTGAATTAGCTACTATGGCTGAGAAACATGCTCAAGAATTAGCTAAAGGTCAGCTAGAGGTCAATAAAACTGAAGCAGCGCACAAGAGTTTATTTGTTGCTGGTTGGCGACCTGCAATAGGCTGGATATGTGGACTAGCCTTATTCTATTCTACTATTCTAGCTCCTATTCTAGGTATATGGTTTACTGTTCCTTCTGTTGACAGCTCTCTACTTACTAGTGTATTGATGGGTTTGTTAGGCTTAGGTGCAATGCGTACAGTAGAGAAGACTAAAGGCGTACAGAGAGAACGATAATGGCATTAGACATTAGCAGAATACCTCCGTTAAACTCTATAGGTTATAAATACTTTAGAGATAACATAACGCCTGCTGAAAGAGAAGAGCTAGACGCTTATTTAGCCTCTCAGCAACAATCTACTGCCCCTGTTAAAGACACAGGCCCAATCGTACAACAACCTATAAAAGAAGAAACAGTAGACTTAACTGCTGATCCCTTTAATATAGATGACTCTTTATCTTCTTTAGATTTCTCCTCTTTTGATTTAGATTCTTTTAGAGAAACAGAAGAAGAAGTTCCTCAAGAGGCGGTTGCTACGACATACGGCTTAATAACTACTCCTCAGTACGGTGATCCTACTTTATATAATACTCCAGCAGAAGCTCTTAAAAACTATGGAGAAATGTTTAAAGAGGTATCTGCTCAACAAGAACAAACTGCTTCTGTCTACAACTACAATAATTATGATCCAGGCGATTTTGCTAGAGCTGGTTTTTCTGGTGTTAAAGGCCCACAAGAAGTAGCTGGCGGCACTAAGATAGCTGAATATATTTCTTCTAACAACATTCCATTAACTAAAGAAATAAACGGAAAAACTTACTACCTTACTACAGGTTCTGGAGATGCTACTAATACTGTACACGGCATGGCTCAAGGGGCTGATTTTGTTCCTCTAGGGCCAGTCGGTACTTACTCCACTATTAAAGTAGACAAAGCTAGTATTTTTGATAATCCTGTTTTAATTATTTTAGCATCTCTTATTAATCCTATTTACGGCCCTGCTGCACTAGCTGCTGCTAAAGGACTTAGTGGAGATACTTTGCACTTTGCTGACTGGTTAGCATTAACGTCTGCTGGTTTTGATTTTGCTGCTAACGGTACGCTAAACATGGAAGTAAATCAGTTAGGCGCACCTGAGCCTACAGGTACTTCTAGGACTGTTGATGAAATAGTAGCTTCTGGTGATGCTGTTTCTTGGGATTCTTTTGCAGATAATATACCTGTAGAAGGTGGAGCAGCTAGTTCAGTAGGTTCCGCAGCAGAAGCAGCTGGTTCAACAATAAACTATATAGATAATATTCCTGAAATAGCAGATTTAGTTTCTTCTGTAATAGAAGATACGAGGTTTGACGAAGAAGAAGAAGCAGCGCAATTAGAAGAATACAGATTAGCGGCAGAAGCAGCAGCAGCTGAAGAGGCTGAAGTTATTATTACTGATCCCGATACTGGAGAAGTTATAGCGGTTCCTGAACCTGAAACTCCTACACCAGAGTTTGAGATAGAGCCAGAGTTTGAAGAAGTAGACATTACTGCTGATCCTATTGACGAAGTAATATCAGAGCCTACATTTCCTGAAGCTGTAGAAGAAGTTGTAGAAGAAGAAGAAACGTCTGCTACAGAGCCAGCACCAGAGCCAGCACCAGAGCCAGCACCAGAGCCAGCACCAGAGCCTGAACCAACAGAGCCTACAGAGCCTATAGAGACAGTAGAAGGAACTCTTGATAATATAGTGCTTAGACAATTATATGAAGGTGTTTTAGCTGGTGAAATTCCTATTGATGAATACATACGCATGGGAGGTTCTTTTGTTGATGAACTTAGACAGGGGATTCCTGCCAATGAAGTTTACGACCCTGTTGTAGAACCAGAGTTACCCCCTGATGCTGAACTAGATGAAACGGGAGAGCCTGTTGAAGAAGAAGATACAGTCTTTTCCTATGACCCTAGTTTTGAAGAAGCTCCTGATGTTATAGACTTTACAGAAGACCCCTTTACAGACACTACAGACACTACAGGTACTGGCACTGAAGACGGTATAGACGGTATAGACGGTATAGACGGTATAGACGGTACTGACGGTACTGACGGTACTGATGGTATAGACGGTATAGACGGTATAGACGGTATAGACGGTATAGACGGTACTGATGGCATAGATGGGATAGATGGAATAGATGGAATAGATGGCATAGATGGCATAGACGGAGAGCAAGGCGTTCAAGGCGTTCAAGGAATTAGAGGACAAGCAGCCACACGTACCACAGACTCTCTATTTGGAGACATGCTGAAGATAGAAACACAAGTAGGCTCTACACAAAAGCTTGTACCGTTTAGCCTAGCACCTGTACCAGAGCTTATGCCTTATCAGTATCAGCAGCAACAGCCTCTACAGCAGTTTACACAGCCACGTATGCTAACAAACGAGAGTGGCTTAGAAATTAACATACCACCACGACAATTAACTCAAGAAGAAATACTACAACAGTGGCTAGAGTCACAGAAGGTTTCATTGTAATGACATACTTACAACTAGTAAACAGCGTATTGCGTAGACTCAGAGAAGACGAAGTAACATCAGTTTCTCAGAACAGCTACTCTAAACTCATTGGGGAGTTTGTTAATGATGCTAAACGCTCTGTAGAAGACTCCTATGACTGGACAGCTCTGCGTACTACACTGACTGTATCAACCACAACAGACACGTTTAACTATGTGCTGACGGGTTCTCAGAATAGAATGAAGCTGTTGGACGTTATTAACGACACCTCAGACTTCTTCATGCAGTACCGTCCTTCTCGCTGGATGGACAACGCTTTCTTGATTGAGACACCGCCTATTGGAGCCCCACAGTTTTACAGCTTTAACGGTGTTAACTCTGCTGGTGACAACGCTGTGGACATCTACCCTAAGCCTGACGGTGTGTATCAGCTACGCTTTAACGTGGTGCTACGTACAGCAGACTTTACAGAAGACACGGACACTCTGGCAGTGCCTTCATCACCTGTTGTGCAGATTGCTACAGCACTGGGTGCTAGAGAGCGTGGAGAGACTGGCGGTACAAGTGCAGCAGAGTTGTTTGCTCTGGCTGACAGAACATTGTCTGATGCTATTGCTATTGATGCGTCACAACATCCTGAAGAAACTATCTGGTATTCGTAAATGGCACAACAACTACAGAACATTACAGTAGCAGCTCCAGGTTTTGCAGGTCTTAATACACAGGACTCACCAATTAATATTGATCCTTCGTTTGCTGCTGTTGCAGACAACTGTGTTATTGACCAGCTAGGACGTATTGGTGCGCGTAAGGGGTGGGAAGAAGTCTCCACCAACGGTGCTAGTGTGTTAGGTAGCAGCCGTGGTATAGAAACTGTGTACGAGTTTATTGACAACTCTGGTGATAAGTATGTTATATCAGCGGGTAATAATAAATTATTTACAGGAACTACAACACTAACAGACGCTACACCAACAGGGTACACTCCTACAGCTAATAACTGGAAAGCTGTTACTTTAAACGATCATGTTTACTTATTCCAAAGAGATCACGAGTATGTACTAGGTACAGATCACGGTGGTTCGTTTGTGTTGGAAGAACATTCAGCACACGGCCATGCTACAGGTACTCCACCGCAGGCTAATGAAGTTTTAGCAGCCTATGGTAGACTCTGGGCAGCAGACATTACAGGTAACAAACACACTGTTTATTGGTCTGACCTGCTTAATGGACATCACTGGACAGGTGGTACGTCAGGTTCGTTAGATGTTACTACTGTATGGCCTACAGGCTTTGACGAGATAACGGCTCTAGCGGCTCACAATGGCTTTCTAATCATCTTTGGTAAGAAGTCTATACTTGTGTACTCAGGTGC